ACTACTGGTCTCACGTTTGATTCTAATGGCGAGGCGACTGTAGTTATTAAGTATGTGTCAACGGATCCAACGACAACTGGTCTTGGATTAGAATTCCTTTTTGATGGCTCTAAGTTAGAATTCGTCAGTGTTCAAAATGTATTATCATCAGACCTTGTTGTAGGTGGTGTACAAAGCGGTGATGGTACAAATCAAAAATTGGCATTTGGTTGGGCTTCAGTATTTGGTCAGTGGCCAGGAGATTCTTCTGTAGACTTGGCGTCTGTCACCATCAGGGATCGTGGTAATGCTGGAAATAATACTGGCGTGTTTCTTGCGTTTACTAGTGTTACGGCAGGATTTGATCCAGTCAATGAGAATCCGCAGATTCAAAATGTTGCGGAAGCTAATACTGATTTAACAGATGTATCTGCTGGATTCCTCGATGAATCCGAGTTTCAATTAAAACTTGGCGGTTTAGAAATAGATACATCGAAAGGTTCAGGCGGTCTGGGTATACAGGGAAAGGTTAAAATTTCAGATTGGGAAATAAGAAAGGTTGAAGATGATCTTGTTTTCTACTATGCCAATGTCGAAAAGTTCAGACTAGCTAATGATACTGGCGCATCAACTGTATCTGCTAGGTATGAAGAATTTAAGTACGTCTCAGTGAATAGCCGATTAGCCTTTGGTGGTATTGATGATTTCGGGGAAACATTGAGTTATACTCCAGGGAAACTTGTTTGCTTTATGAATGGTGTTCGCCTTGCTGCGAATATTGACTTTATAGCTAACAATGGTTCTACTGTTATTTTTAACGAAGCCACTAGTAATGGTGATATTATTTTATTACAATCCTTGCAAGGATTATAAATATATTATAAATGATTGTTTGATATTTAAGGAATGCATAATGATACACGATAGTTTAGTTAATTTATTTGAAACATATACTCAAGAAAACGAAAAGTTTGTACAAGGGAATAAAGCAGCAGGAACTAGAGCAAGAAAAGCTCTTGCTGAGATTAGCAAACTTTGTAAAGAAAGGCGTAAGGAAATACAAGAATCCAAAAATTCATAGTAGGGTGACATGGCTACAACGATAGGCGCAAAAACAAAAAAGAAAGAAATATATAGCGACTTGGATCTGGGATTCTTCGGACACCCCATAACCAAAAAACTTTCGCGCAAAGTAAATCGTGATGCCATAAGGCAATCTGTAAAATCCCTGATCCTTACCGATTTCTATGATAGACCATTTAAGCCTAGAATTGGTTGTGGTATAAGATATTATTTATTTGAGCCATTTAGTCAGGCTATAAAGCAACAAATGGAAAGTGCTATTAGAGAAACTATAGCAAACCATGAACCAAGAGCTGATGTGGTCGAAGTTCTGGTTGAAGAAAAACAAGATATGTACGCTTTGGTTATTTCGGTAGCGTTCATGATAATTAATGATCCGAACCCTGTCGTTCTGGACGTAATCTTAGAAAGAGTTAGGTAAATGTCAGCAAACACATACTTACAAGTTTCAGAGTTAGATTTCAACGATATTCGTTCTAATCTAAAAACATATCTCAGCAGTCAAAATCAGTTTCAAGACTACGACTTTGAGGGTTCTGCTATGGCAGTTCTTCTTGATGTTCTAGCATACAATACTCATTATAATGCGTATTACTTGAACATGATTGGTAATGAAATGTTTTTAGATACTGCTCAACAAAGAGACTCTGTGGTTTCTAGAGCAAAAGAACTTGGGTATCTTCCAGTTTCTTCTAATGGCGCCACGGCTGAGATTGTTTTAAATTTCACAGGACTTGGGGCTGATGTTACGCAATTTACATTACCAAAGAATTCTAAATTCACAACTACTGTAGATGATGTTACATATACATTTGTGACGCCAAAGGCAGAGGAGTTCTTTAAAGCAGCGGACGGCACGTTCAGTAAGTCTATAGAAATTAAAGAGGGCGAACCCCTGACGCATCAGTTTACTGTAAGCGCAACGAACCCAGTTAGATACATTATACCAAACCCTGGAGTTGATACTAGTAGTATTATTGTTTCCGTACAAGAATCGTCAACCGATAGTACCACAACTGATTACAAAAGGGCATCTAATATAAATCAGGTATTTAACACTTCACCTGTATTTTACTTAGAAGAATCTGCTGATGAGAAATATGAAATAGTCTTCGGTTCTGGTTCTCTGGGCAAACCAGTCAAAGCTGGCAATATTGTAAAGGTTGAGTATTTAGTAAATAGTGGCGAAGATACTAATGGTGCTACAGCATTTAGCGTAGAAGATTATAGTATCGGAACTTCTTACACATCTGCAATTATATCTTCTGTTGCCAAAACAGCGAATGGCGGTAGACCACAAGAAACTATTGAATCTATAAAGTTCCAAGCCCCAAGAAATTATCAAACACAAAACCGAGCAGTGATTGCAGAGGATTATTCTAGAATCTTGCTTTCTGAAAATGCTGACCTACAGTCAGTCATAGCCTTTGGCGGTGAAGAATATGATCCACCTGTTAATGGTAAAGTTTATATCGCTGTAAAACCTTTCGGTGAATTAAGGGCGACACAAAATAAGAAAATAGCCATCAGAACATCGCTAAAGACTAGAACTCCTTTAGCGGTTGATCCTGTAATTATTGATGGTGAATATACATATATTATACCAACCGTTTCAGCTTTTTATGATTTGACCACCTCGTCGTTTGATGACTCGGGCATTGCTTCGAATATTAGAACTGCGATCACTTCATTCGCTACTGATAATCTAGAAAGGTTTGGTAATAAGTTTAGGTTCTCTAGGTTTGTAAGAACATTAGATAATACATCTAATGGCGCAATCCTAAACACTGATGCTAGCATCAAAATACAAAGAAGAATGACTCCTGATACTAATGTTGCGTCATTACTATCAGTTTCATTCAATAACCAAGTTAGGAAAGGGTCTCTTGAGTCATCTTCATTCACATACAATGGGTTTACATCTTACTTAATAGATGTCAATGGTATTGTTAAAATTATTAGATACAATTCTTCTAACGAGCAGGTTGATGTTGTCCCGAACGCAGGAACTATAGATTATGTTAATGGAATAATCAAAGTTGATAATTTTGCTGTAACAGCTTATTCTGATAATTTCTTGAAAGTTACAGTTACTCCCGAGAAACTTGACGTTACACCTGTAAGAGAACAAGTCCTGTTAATGGACGCTAATGATGCCACAATCACAGTAACTGGCGAACAATAAAAATGATAAAAAATAAACTGTCAGCACTTGTACAGAATCAGTTTCCAGACTTTTATAAAGAGGATGGCCAAAACTTTCTCGCATTCATAACAGCATATTATGAATACCTTGAGCAAACTGGTAAGCTGTCAGAAAGAATACAGAACCTAGAAGATTATCGAGACATCAATACAACCATTGATGAGTACATAGAATATTTCCAAAAAACACTTCTCCCCTCTGTACCGAACGAAGTTGCTGCTGACAAAAAATTACTAGCAAAGTATGTAAAATATTTCAACGAGGCTCGTGGTTCTCTAGCATCGTATAAGTTATTATTCAGAACAATATATGATGAAGATGTAGAGATAAACTACCCAGCCGATCAGATGTTGAAGGTTTCTGATGGCGACTGGCGTTTAGATAGATACTTGGTTACAGAATTCAATCCAAAAAACTATGACTTGATAGGAAAAACGATTGAGGGGACTGAGTCGGGTGCGCAGTGTTTGGTTGAAGATGTTGTCGGTAGGGTTGTTAGGAATCGAGAAGTTCAACAATTAATGGTTTCAAATCTTGCTGGTACATTCAACCATAAGGAACCTGTCAAAACTATTAATAACAATGGTGTTACACACACCCCAATAGTTGAAGCTGGTATATCTTCTGTAGAAATAATCAATCAAGGTGGTGATTATAAGGTCGGGGATGTTGTTGATATTCTATCAGACCAAGTTGGTGATCTAGCTAAAGTTGTTGTCACAGATACAATTGATTTAAATGGTTCTATCACATTCAGTATTGTTGAAGGTGGTTCAGGATATACCGATGACAGCGGTGGCGCAGATCAAGGCGAAACTCAAGTTATTATAACTGGCGGTGATGGTGACAGTCCTGCAAGTTTTACACTTTCTACTGCTGATATTGGTGACACGTTTGCTATAAGTTTAAACACAAACTTGTTGAGTAGTAATAATATTTTTGGTGCCGTTGCTCCGTTGGTTGTTGATCCTTATGGTACATCAGTTTCTTCTAGAAGAATGGACACATTCGCTAACACGCCACTGTCTTCACCACAGTTTGGATTCCCTGAACAAAATGAAATAACAACTGATGGAAAACCTTTTCTCACTAATTCTAATGCAATTATACATGTAGCGAATACAAGAGATTATTCGGTTGGCGATAGCGTGTTTGGCTCAGCTACAGGAGCAAACGGGACTATTACTGAAATTGTCAGTGCCACAAACGGTGCTGCGAAAATAAGAATCGATGGCTATAAAAACTTTACAACTAGTATCGTCAATATATTAAGTTATTCGGAACAACTCGAAAGTCCTCATAGTTCTAACTTTTGGCTTAGAGGCAACCTATCGAATGTTGTAGCTAATGCTGCGACTGCCCCAGATGGTACTTTGACTGCAGAGAATTTAATTGAAAATAGTACTGCTAGCACCGATCATTTTTTGAGGGTAACAAACAGTGTTCATGCTTCTGACGGTACGAAGTATAATACATCGGTCTATGCTAAGGCAAGGACTGGAGGTAGCAAGCGATATCTTGCTTTCCGTGGTTTAGGTAGAGGAAATAATTATCCTCTTTTCGATTTAGAAAATGGAACCATAATCAATACTGGTTCTCAGTGGGAGAGCGGTGCGCATACTAAAATGGAACATGTAGGAAACGGTTGGTATCGTTGCTCTGCTGCTTTGACACCATCATCTACTGCTGGTTTGAGGTTTAATCTACAACTGGCATCCAACCTGAACGTTGATTATAATGGCGATGGTGCTTCTGGCGTATTGCTTTGGGGTGCTCAAATGACAGTCGGTACAGCTCTACAGCCGTACCAAAGAACCACTGCTGGTGAAACAGTTGGTAGTGGTGAATTCTTACGGATAGGAACTGCTAACTCTGGTGTTATTACAGCGTTTCATGCCAATACAATTGGTCAACAATTATTAGAACTTGGTGTATTTTCTAACACCCACACAATATCAGTCGGAGACGAACTTGTTTCTACAACTTCATCTTCATATAGTAGTGAGCCTATCTTTGCTGTTGTTAAGAAAATAGTCAGTACTGCTGCCAATCAATATAATGCTTCTGGCGCAGATACAAGAGATTTGATCAAAGTCAAGGTTTGCGCAAATACAACTTCAAATGTTTCATCTCAGTTTGATGCTGGTATGATTCCGCAGTTTGATAATAATATGGAAGTTAGAAAGGTCGGTAGTGCTACAGTTGTTGCTAAGGTTGCTAATGATTCTGCAAATACATCTATAGAAAATATTTACACCAAATTATCAGATGCCCTAGTATTTAAAACAACTCAGTTCGGAACCATCCAAGAGTTGTCAAATAAAGTCGGTGGTTCTGGGTTTAGCGTTGCTCCTACAGTTTCTTTGATAGAGCCAAACATATCATCTCTGGGTATAGGTGAGCAGTATATTACCCTAGAGTCTACTGATATTAATTTTGGGACTGGCGATAGTAATATCACAACTCTAGATACTAACGATGGTTTGGTACAAACAGCCAGTGGTGCCTCTGGTGATATCAAAGCAGGTGCTGCTCCAAACTTAGACCCTGTTACAACTGTGGTTGATGGTAAGTATAGAACAACTGTAAGGGTTCTTCAACCATTCCTACAGAGATCTCCTGGGAATAGGCAGTTCGCGAATAACGCAACAGTGGCGATTAAAATATTCGGTTCATCAGTTATTCCTGGGGAAATTGACACTAGAAACGCAACGGCAACTGGTTCTGCCACAATAATTAAGATTGAAGATAAAGGTATTCTAGGAAGAAACGCAGTTATACGAGCTGATGTTGGTGCGAATGGCGCAGCCACAGGGTTCAATGTCATAGATTCAGGGTTTTCTCATATTCAAAATGAAACTGTAAGAGTAAGTGATTCTGGAAGATCTAATGCAACTCAGGCTAAGTTAAAGCTATCTTTGCTTGGGGCAGCAAACAGCGAAGGCTATTATGGAACAGCAAGAAGTCACGTTTCCTCTAAGAGAGGATATATACAAGATAGTGACTTTTATCAAGAATATTCATATCAGGTCGCAGCCCCACTTGCTCTTCAAAGATACAAAGAAGTTGCTCTTAAATTAGTACACCCAGCAGGGCAGAAGTTGTTTGGTAAGTTTGCGAGCCATTCTAATGTCTCTGTAGATGTGACCACAACAGCCAATAACAAAATGCAGGTTGAAGCCAACGGAACAGTTGCTCTCTCTAACTCTAATCTCAATCTAGTGGGTACAGGAACTGAGTTTACTAAGCACTTCTCTAATGGCGATATTGTAACAATAAAAACTCATACAAATCCAAATCGTTACATTAAAATACCACTAAATACTGTAACGAGCGATACATTAGCCACAACTAAAGTACAATGGTCAGCTACTGGCGTGACAGGTGCTACCATATACCATAATGATAAAGGGTCGATATCCTAATGCCAACTTATAAATTTGCGAGCAAAGAACTCTCAATTAATAACGCAAAGGCGTTTGTTACTGCGTTGAACGCATCAGACGGCAGAAGCACCAAAAACTCCACCATCCTTTATGCTGCGATTGGTAGGGCAAGCGATTGGGCGTCAGAACCAACTGCCCCTGAAGCAACTGGTGATATTCAAAATATTAGTTACGAAACGCAAAGAAACTTTATAGGTGCTAAGAAAGTTGACACTGGAAGCGTTTCTCATGTAACCAACAGATACGATTGGGAAAGTGGCACTGTCTATGACATGTATCGCGACAAGACTGATGATTTATCAAGCAAAAGGTTTTATGTATTGACTGATGAATTTAATGTCTATAAATGTTTGTATAATCATAAAGGGGCAGCATCTACAGTTAAACCAACTGGGTTCGTTACCAGTGCGTTCACGACATCTGATGGTTATACTTGGAAGTACATGTACACAATATCTTTGGGTAATGCTGAAAAATTCTTGACTTCGGTACATATACCTGTTCAAAAATTATCGACTGTAGATGCATCTCCTGAGCAGACAAGGCAAAATGCTGTACAAAACGCTTCGGTCAATGGTTCTATTGAAATTATTGAAACAAACACAAGCGGTACAGGCTATAAGCAAGTTGAAACTGGTGTTGTTGAGACTGGTGGTAAGTTGTCTCTAAGAATATCTGGCGATGGCGTCTCTTCAGTGGAAGGATACTATAATGGTTCCAGCGTTTATATCAAGAGCGGAACTGGTCTCGGTCAGTTGAGAAAAATCATAAAGTGGAACGGTCCAACAAAAACACTGACAGTAAATAGCGCATTCCAAACAACACCGAATACTGACTCTAGGGTTGTGATATCACCATCTGTGACTATTATAGGTGATGGCAAATCAGCTCAAGCATATTCTAAAGTCAATGCTGCTACAGGTGCTGTCGCTAATGTACAAGTTATAAACACTGGACAATACTACACTAAAGCTGTAGCAAAAATAACAGCGAATAGTATTCATGGATCAGGTGCTACTGCCAATGTTATCATCTCACCGCAAGGTGGTCATGGTTCAGACGCTATAACAGAACTTGGTGGCGATAAGGTATGTCTCAATGTTAAAATAGAAGGCAGTGAAGGAGTCTCTTCAACAGGTGCTGGTTATATTCCAGCAAACACTGAGTTTAGATCAATCAGTATTTTGAAAGACCCTATTCTAAAAGTTAATTCTAATAATGTCCACCAAGCGGTAGAGGCTGTTGCCAATACATCTAACAGCCCATCAACTCTGAGACTAACTACCAGAGCTGGTATATCGTATGTCAGTATGGATGGAACGGAACCAGTAAATGCTCTTTCTGTTAAAAATATTGTAACTAACGAAAGACGTAGACTATCTGCAGAACTCGGAACATTAGAGTTCGTAACAGACCTCGGTCCAGTTCAAAGATTAGCTTCGGCATTACCTAATGCTGTACAAGCGTCTAATGCTGAAATTGTATTTATTAGAGAAGATGAGACTAAAAGTGATGCATCCTTCTTCACTATGTATATAAATAATGTTAATAGTTATGGTGAGCAAGAAGCGTTTACTAAAGATGATATTATTCTAGAACAATCTAGTACAGCGCAGGTAGCGACAGTAGAATCAATAAAAGGTCCAGAGGCTAATACTTTTTCAGGAGAAGTTCTTTATACTGAAAACTTCCAAGCTGTTACAAGAGCCGTTGACCAACAAGAAGATATTAAAATTATATTAGATTTTTAAAGGTATTATAAATGGCATCATTAGAGACCAATCTCAACCAAAGCCCATACTTTGACGATTTCAATGAAGAAAAGAATTTTCATCGAGTATTGTTCAGACCTGGATATGCAGTTCAGGCTAGGGAACTGACTCAATTACAATCTATCTTACAGAATCAAGTAGAGCGGTTCGGTGATGAAATTCTCGATAACGGAACTGTAATTAATGGGTGTGATGTAGAATTACAAACATGGGGATATGTAAAGTTAAGAGATAAAGATGCTAATAATAGATCTGTTCTTCTTACAGATTTCTTCGAAAGTGGCGCATTAGCAAACGGTGTAGTTGAGGGTTCAACAACTGGAGTAACAGCCAGATTACTCGATGCAGCTGAGGGTTCTGAGGGTGCTGATCCTAACTTCCTTAGTGTATTTGTTTCTTACACAAACTCTGGTGCTAACAATACTACTAAGTCGTTCGCTAATAACGAAACTCTTATTTTTAGGCAAGCGATTGGTAATACGTTTATAGTTGCAGCGAATACTATCACAACAGGCGCAACTGGTAATGGTTTAGGTGCAGTTTCTGATAGTGGCGTGGTTTACCATAAAGGTCACTTTATCCGCTCAGCAAGACAGCATGCTGTGGTAAGTAAATATTCTACAACTCCAAATATTCGTGTTGGTTTTGAAACTCAAGAAACAATTATTGATTCTAATAAAGATTCTAGTTTGCTTGATAATGCTTCTGGCGCAACTAACTTCTCAGCTCCAGGTGCCGCAAGATTAAAGATAGAACCAAAACTAAAAGCAAAATTGTTTACCGATGCTAATACTGCAGCATTCTTCCCAATAGCCGATGTCCAAGATGGGTTGGTGATTAGGGACTATTCTGATACGAGGTATGGCGAGCTTGGCATCGAAATGGCGAGAAGAACCTTTGAAGAATCTGGTCATTATTCACTAAGACATTTTGATGTAAGGGCGCAAGAACATTTAAGGTCTAGTGTAAATGAGGGCATTTATTCCTCAACAGAAAGTGGCGATAAAGACAAATTTGTATACGAAGTGACGCCAGGAGCTGCATATGTAAATGGGTTCCGTACAGAAATTGTAAATACAGCAAGACCAGCGGTCAGTAAAGCGACAACCACAGAAGTAAAAGAAGATGTTCTTATAGGTCAAGCGTTCGGCAGTTACCTTATCTGTGATGATGTTATGGGAACATGGGATATCGCTGGTATTAGAAAAGTAGATCTTTATAATGCAGCGCAAAACGCAGTTGCAGATAGCGACCATGGTAACTTTACACCAGCTGGAACTAAAATCGGTGAGGCTCACATAAGAGGTTTCCAGTACCATTCAGGTATTTCTGGTTCCGATTCGGGTCAATTTAGAATTTATATCTTCAATGTAAAAATGAATTCTGGTAAAGAGTTCTCAGCTGTTCGCTCATTATACATCAATAATGTTGCTGGTGGGGATGCTTCAGCTGACGTAGTTCTACAAAGCGGTGAGGCTAAACTAACTGATCCTGAATTAACATCTGCTGTTTTCCCAATACAAAGCAGCGGTGTCAAGACGCTGAAAGATGCGAGCAATAATGTACAAACCAAGTTTGTATTTAGAGCGATGAAGCAAATATCTGTAGGTACTAGCGGAACTGCGACTGGAATTGCTGCTAATACTCACAGCGGTGGTACTCAAAAACATAACGATACAGGTTCTCCTCTATCGTCAGTTGATGAAAGAAATGTGATACTTGTTTCTCGAGAAGCGAAGCAAACAACTAACTTTGCTGGTACCGCCTCTCAATCAGGATCTACTGTGACTGGTAGTGGTACGAGTTTCCAAACTCACTACAAGATTGGACAGTTTATCAAAATAGGGACAGCTGATCACAATTTGATTACAGGTATCGGTAGCCAAACAGCTATGACCGTTAAGGATTCAAGAACTGTTGGTTCTGCCACCCACGCAAGATATATCCCTCAAGGAAATATCTTTGATTTATCAGGTAGTGGTTTCGGAACATTGACTAGTGCTGATGGGTCAACTATGGAAGTTGATTTGCAACTGACGTTCAGTACTGGCTCAATGGCAGCTGATATGTATTTTGATGTGATAAGATCAGCTGCGGTTCCGGAAAAGAAAACTGTACTTAAAGATAAATTTATCCACATTAATACTGCTTCGCACTCAAACAGCAAGAATGGGACGTATTCTCTTGGTGTTTCTGATGCGTTCAAACTTGTTGCTGTGTATCAAGGTTCTAACACTGGGGTGACCACCTCTGGCAATGTTATCACTGAGCAATTTATGCTAGACAATGGTCAAAAGGATACTCATTATGACACATCTAGGTTGGTTCAAAGACCAACAAGCAACTATGATCTAACTAACAAAGGATTATTGGTTCAATTCAGTTACTTTGATAGAGATCGAAGTGGTACTAACGGCATTGGTTTCACTACAGTGGATTCATATACTGTTGATGACTCGAACCCTGATGGCGCATCAAACATAACAACTCAAGAAATACCAATATTTAAATCTAAAGATGGGGCACTTGACCTCAGAGATTGTGTTGATTTTAGACCAGCAATGGCTAATGCGGTTACGCCATCTGCTTCGGGTACAGTTGCAGCTGCCCCAACTAATCCAGGTGTTGGGACTTCATTTAATGTTGACAGCGATGGTTCTTATCTACCAAGCCCAGATAAAAACTTCCAATGCCATGTTCAGAAATATTTGCCAAGATTTGATAAAGTTACTATGAGGCAAGATGGAACTGTTAATGTTGTAGCTGGGACGCCTGAGGAATATCCTTCTGTTCCACCAGCAGAACTAAACGAAATGATTTTGGCTACTGTCTGGGTTCCACCATATCCCAGCTTATCCCCAACTGCAGCTGCATTTTATGAGCGACCTGGATACGAAATTAAAATCCACGAGCATGATAACAGAAGATTTACCATGAAAGCTCTAAGGAAATTGGAGAAGGAAGTTCAATTTCACCAAGAGATGATAGAATTGAACAGAGCAGAAATAGTTGCTTTAAAACAATCATCATTGAGGGCACCTGATTCGGATTCTGCTGAAGAACCGCCAAAAGATTCAATCTTTATTGATCCAGCACCAGCAGGGGTAATTGAAAATACTCTGAGACCTGGCAATTTTAACTTACAAGAACAACCGCTAAAACCTGTACCAAAGCTGAATGATATTTCTTTACAGTTACAAACTGGTTATGCTAATGTCGCTGTTTCAGAAAATCAAGTAACCTTGGCGCATACTGGCTATGGCAATTACTTATCACAAACCTTTGCGACTAAGCATAGAACAGTTTCTGTAGAATCTTCAAGATCTGCTAAATTATACAACGGCACTATGAAGTTGCCCCACAGAATTTGCGCTGTATCACAAGTACCCCATACGATTGAACAGCCAGTAGCACTGAAGCTACCACAGGGTCAGTCATCAAAGGCATTGTCGTCGATAGTGCTGGATTATGGAAACGCATCCCCTGGAATAGATCAATGGGAACACGGTTATGCGTATATGCAAAATCAATGGATGCTTGGTTTTTATTAAAAATCAATGGTCACTTGGTTTTTATGTTACATAGAATTTAAGAACAATGGGAATATAAAATGTCGACACAAACTAAAGCAGACTCTACTGGTCTGGCTCTAAAAAAAGCATATGAAGACGCAGGTGAGGATTATACTGGTCTAGCTGAATTCTCAGATGTATCTGGTTTTCTGAAAGGATCTAATCAGTATGAAATAAAGGCTCACAAAGAGATGAGATCTCACTGCACAGGGTTAAAGCCAAATACAAGAGTGTATTGTAGATTTGATGGCAGACACATTGGCTCATACTGTAGAATGGATGCTAGTCATCATACAAACATAGGAACTCAAGAATCTCAAGAATTCGGCGATCCTCTTGTAACTGACGCAAGCGGTGTGTTGCACTTTTTTTGGAAAATACCGAACGATAGTTCAATGAAGTTCTATGGCTATAAACATCTTCTTGAGGTGAGTGACGTTAAACCACCGCAGGGCGATGATTCTTATGGAGTCAGTTCAGGTAAGGATGGCGCAACGACAAGGTGCGGGCAGTTCTACTATTCACCATCTAACGGTGACGGGATGGACCACAGTGATTTTGCTGCTACATCAAGCATTTCTTTGACCGAATTGACTGCTGATGAGTCTAAGGTTATTGTAACTTCATCTCAGGTTGAGGAAGAAGTTCCAGATTTTTTATCGCAGGTATTTACAATTCAAGGCGGTTCTCGAGCTCAGGGCGTTTATCTAGATTCTGTTTATCTTTGGTTTAAGAAAAAACCAAACTCAGGCAATTCTAATGTTCTGGTTCAAATAAGAGAAGTTAACAATGGGAGACCGTCGTCCGCTGTTATTTCTCAAAGTAAAGTTGTTAAAAACGCAGATGTTAATATTTCATCGACAGCTGAGGCAGATAAATCTACCAGATTCCTATTTGATGATGACTTGTTTTTAACGGCTGGTCGTACTTATGCAGTAACAGTTATACCAAGCGAATTAGGGCATGATTATCAATTATGGACTGCTAAATCTGATGAGAAAGATATAGATTCAGCTAAGAGCGCATTCTTCGTGCCACAGTTTCAAACTTTATATGGATCGGCTTCGGGTAATAAATGGACATCGTTACCAAAAGAAGCATTGAAGGTGGTTATCGCTAATAGGAAGTATGATACTGAAACAACTGGAACGGTGATTCTAGAAGATAATAGATTAGAATTCCTAGATATGGAACTAAGTACAATGTCTCCTAGATATATTACCACAGCTAACACTGGATATTCTTTAAATGAAACTGTTAGGGGTGAATGTTTGATGGGGATTACTTACACTGGTTCTGCCCCGACTGTTGGTACTGTTATTCAAAATATTTCTTCTAAGAATGGGCACCTACCAACTCGCACTTTAGCTAGTGACATAGACGGAACATATGGTCAAGGTACAATCAGAAAGATAATAAATGATGACTCAGGAAACAATCTACTAACAGTTAAAGTTGATGCTGCAGGAACATTCAAACCACAAGGAAATGTATACAACAGTTCAGGAACTAAAATTGGTTCTGCTAATACATTTTCCGCAAATACAGTGAAGGGAATTGTCGAGTTTATTGCGCCAGAGTATGGTAGGTTGCGCCTTGCAGATTCAACTGGAACACCAACGCTAGGGTTCAAAGCAGGCGAATATGTTAGAGGTCAGTCTTATGGGGCAACTGGGTCAGTCAAAACAGTTGCTAACCCTAATGTTGACGAACTACAATTAAGAGTTCCATACAATGCGCCACGTGGTTCTGAGATAAAATGGTTTATAAAAGGAACTTCAACTGCTGGAACTTTAGACAGTAGCTTTACCAAAATAACTGGCGGTGCTGTAACTGAATTTGATAAAACCTTGAAAAGGATTTACAGTCGTTCTAACAGAACTGATTCTTCAATACAATTCAAGGCTGAGTTGACTAATACCGATGAAAATGTAACTCCTAGTTTTACTTGGTATGATGCTCATGCTAATGCTAGAACAGCTAGAATTAATGCTTCTTCGGCTA